GGGATACGCGCCGCGTCTCGCGCAAGGCTCGCGCGCGTCTCGCTGGCGCGACCGAGGATCAGCCGTCGCGCTTCGTCATGCAGAAGGCCGCGGAGTTCGGCGACGACTACGAGGTCGTGACCGAAGGTCATCCGATCCTGACGCTGCTCGATCAGGTGAACCCGTACCAGAACGGATACGAGGCGACGGTCCTCCGCATTCTCTATCAGGAGCTGACGGGGAACGCCTACATCCACCCGGTCATCGACGATCGGACCGGCGTCCCGGTCGAGCTGTGGACGATGCCGAGCCAGTTCGTCGAGATCGTGCCAGGCAACGAGCAGTTCATCGACGCGTACCTCTACGGCGCGTCGCGGGACCAGCGCAGGATCTTCGCGCCTGACGAAGTCATCCACTTCAAGCGACCGAATCCCGGCGACCTGTACTACGGTCTGGGCAAGCTCGAGGCGGCTTGGGGAGTCGCGAACATGAACGCCGCGATGAAGGAGATGGACCTCTCCTTCTTCGAGAACAAGGCGCGTCCCGACTACCTTCTCACGATCAAGTCGAACGCGTCGCAGGAGGAGATCGAGCGGCTCGAGGTGCAGATCGACGAGAAGCTGCGAGGCAAGAGCCGCACCGGCCGCTTCCTGACGGCGACCGCCGACATCGACCTGAAGCCGATGAACTTCCCGCCGAAGGATCTCGGCGGTCGCGACGACATCGTCGAGGAGATCGCGGCCGTGTTCGGCGTCCCGGTCTCGATGCTGAAGGCGAACGACCCGAACCTCGCGAGCGCGACGGTCGGCTTCCAGTCGTGGAAGGCAATCTCCGTGCTTCCTCTGCTCCGTCTCGACGAGCAGGTGCTGAACGCGCAGCTCCTCCCGCTGTTCGGCATCGAGGACGATGCGTTCCTCGCCTACGATTCGCCGGTCATCGAGGACGAGAAGTTCGCGTTCGAGAAGCGTCGATCGAGCGTTGCCGGCGGCATCCTCACCGCGAACGAGGCGCGCATGGCTGAAGGTCTCGAGGTCGTAGCCGACCCGATGGCCGATCGGCTGCTCATCAACGGACAGCCGCTCGGCGGTCCCGCGCCGGCTGCGCCGCTTGCTCCGTTCGGCGCGAGTATACAGACGGATACGGCTGAGCCTGAACAGAAGGACGCACTATCCGACTGCGTCGAGGAGAAGATCCCGAAGCTCATCGAAGAGGGCTACGACCGCGATCAAGCGGTCGCGATCGCCTACTCAATGTGCCAGGGCAAGTCGCTCGAGGACGCGCTCGCTGCGCTCCCGATGGAGCCTGCGACGAAGGCGCTCTCCGACATCGACACGCGTCCGCCGCAGACGGTCGCCGACAACGCTCGACGGGCGCTCGAGGTTCGCGCGCGAAAGCCGGAGTCGCAGCGCGGGATGACCGCCGTCGGCATCGCTCGCGCGCGAGACCTTGCGAACCGCGTCGCGCTCTCGGAGGACACGATCCGCCGGATGCTCGCGTACTTCGAGCGGCACGAAGTCGACAAGCAGGGCGAGACTTGGGACGAGCAGGGCAAGGGATGGCAGGCGTGGAACGGCTGGGGAGGCGACGACGGCTTCGCGTGGGCGCGCCGGAAGGTCGAGCAGTTCGACCGCGAGCGCGAACGCAAGGCTGCGCGGAAGTCCTGCGGCTGCTGCTCGAAGAATGGCGGCGGCGATCCGCCGGCGAAGCCGTCCGAGCGCATCAGCGGCAGCGAGCGAAACCCGGAAGGGTCGGCGAGCGGATCGCGCGGAGGGATCGAGATCAGCGAGGCGACCGAAGAGGCGCTGCGCTCGAAGGTCGACGAGCACAACGAGAAGCACGGAGACGCCGATTCGAAGAAGGTCGATCTCGGGATGCTGAAGGCGGTCTATCGCCGCGGCGCCGGCGCGTACTCGACGAGCCACCGGACGGGCGTCGGCCGCGAACAATGGGCGCTTGCTCGCGTGAACGCCTTCCTCTATCTGGTTCGCAACGGAAAGCCCGAGGACGCGGACTACACGACAGACTTCGACCTGCTGCCGGACGGGCATCCGAAGAAGAGCGACGCGAAGAAGAGCATCAGCCAGAAGGCTCTGTGGTCTGCTCTCTACACCAAGGCAAGCGAGCGCGACGCCGAGCGTGAGTTCGACGACATCACCGAGAAGGAAGACGCGATCGGTCGCGCCGTCTCGAAGGTGCTCGAGAAGCAGGTTGCCGAGGTCATCGCGACGATCCGGAAGGAAGGCCGACCGACCGCGCAGACCGTCGCGCGCGTTGAGAAGCTGCTCCGCGAGTCCCGATGGAACGCGGAACTCGTCAACGCGCTTCGGCCGTATCTTTCAGATGCCCTGACGCAGGGCGTCAACCTCGGACTCGACACCGTCGGAAAGGCCGTTGCGGCGAGCGGGGCTGGTGGCAGCGATCCGGATGATCCGTTCGGCAGAATCATCGACGATCCGTTCAATGTCGCGCGCGACGACCTCCGCGCCTACGCGCAGTCCGAGTCCGTGCGCCTCTCGCGCACGGCCGCGTCCGGCGTGAACCGCTACACATCCGTTCGCGTCGGCGAGATTCTGGGCGACGGCATCGCGGACGGCGAGACGATCGACCAGCTTGCCGAGCGCGTCCAGAACTGGGCCGGCGAAAAGGGCGACGCGGAACGATCGACTCGACTTCGCGCCGTGACGATCGCGCGCACCGAGGCGCAGCGCGCGACTCGCACCGCCGAACTTGAGGCGTGGAAGTCGACCGGAATCGTCGAGGGGAAGACCTGGCTGCTCGCGCCTGATCCGTGCGAGTTCTGCGAAGCGGCTTCAAAGGCGTTCGAGAAGGACGCCGTCGGACTCGATCAGCCGTTCTATCAGAAGGGCGAGACGCTGACCGGAGCCGATGGAGGCGAACTCGCGCTCGACTACGAGGCGATCGACTCGCCTCCGCTGCATCCGAACTGCCGCTGCTCGATGATTCCGAAGCTCGCCGGCGAGTACGGGGAGATCCAGCAGCAGATCGACGCCGATACCGAGGCGTACTTCGCGCAGCTCGACAAGGGAACCGCATGAACACGATGAACCGCAAGGCGCTTGCCGCAGAGGTCTCCTCGACCGCGAAGGGCTTTACCGCCGTAATCACGGCGGAGACGCTCGACCGCGACGGCGAAGTTCTGATCCCGCAGGGCATGAACTCTCGCGAGTTCGACCAGAACCCGGTGCTCTTCTGGAACCACGACTACGCGAAGCCGGTCGGCAAGTGCGTTGGACTGAAGCGAGGCGACCGCTCGATCGTCGGCGAGTTCACCTTCGCGAAGAAGCCGGACGGGTATGTCGGCGAGTTCTTTCCGGAGGTCGCCGCTGCGCTCGTCGGTCAGGGCATCGTGAACGCCGTCTCGGTCGGCTATGTGCCGGAGAGCGGCGGTATCCGTCGTGCGACCGATGTCGATCGCAAGAAGTACGGCGACGATGTGCAGACGATCTTCTCTCGCTGGAAGCTGCTCGAGGTCTCTCTCGCTCCGCTCCAGGCGAATCCGGAAGCACTCATCACCGCCGTCAAGAAGGGAATCGTGTCGCCTGTCGCGGCGAAGCAGTTCTTCGGAGTCGAGCCGCCCAAGCGGACGGTCGTGACCGTATCGCTTCCTTCGGTGCGCTCAACCGCGAAGAAGTCCGCGCCGATTGACATCGCGGAGATCGCGCGTCGCGAGATCGCTCGCGCGCGTGGCTCTATCTACCTCTGATCCTGCGGTCGATCCTACGGCGAGTGCCTGAAAGACGACCTCGAAGGCGTGGAGGCCGATCCTAAACGGAGGCCTGCACCATGCAGACCATGTCACTCGAAAAGTTCCGCGACGCCCTAACGGTCGCCGCGAAGTCGAAGGGAGAGCCGGGCGTCCTTGCCCAGAAGAAGCTCATCCTCGACCGCTACATGATCGTCGATGCCGAAGGCGTTGCGATCGACCCCGAAACCCTGGATGTCCACCTCATGCCGGCCGCGCCGCAGATGGAGGAGGACGCCGCAAAGCCCGAGGAGGGCGATCCAATGAATCAGGAAGAGATCACGAAGAGCGTCCGCTCGGCGGTCGCCGCCGAGCTGAAGGCCGCGCCTCGCGTCGCCGCTGTCACCGCCGCGCCGCAGGCGTGGGAGACCGCGAAGGTCTACGGCAAGCTGAAGAACTTCGCCGAGAAGGAGCGCGCTTGGCGCTTCGGCACCTGGTGCCTCGGCGCGATGGGCCACAAGAAGTCCGCCGACTTCTGCAACGCGAACGGCCTCGCGCTCCGCACGAAGGGCCACACGGAAGGCGTGAACAGCGCCGGCGGCTTCCTCGTTCCCGACGAGTTCGAGAACGAGCTCATCACCCTCCGCGAGCAGTTCGGCGTCTTCCGCCGCAACGCGCGTATCTGGCCGATGGCCTCGGACACGCTCCGCATCCCGAAGCGTTCGTCGACTCTGACCGCGTACTTCGTCGGCGAGGCTTCGGCCGGCACCGAGTCGCAGCAGGTCTTCGATAGCGTGCAGCTCGTCGCGAAGAAGCTCATGGCTCTCACCACGGTCTCGAGCGAGCTGCTCGAGGACGCGGTCGTGAACATCGGCGACGACATCGCCGGCGAAATCGCGTACTCGTTCGCGCAGAAGGAGGACAGCTGCGGCTTCCTCGGCGACGGCACCTCGACCTATGGTGGCATCGTCGGCCTCGAGAGCGCGCTCTCGAACGGGACCTACCAGATCAGCGACGGCGGCGCTAGTGCTCTGAGCGGCGTGACCCGCGAGGAGATCAACGCTGGCTTCGCGAAGCTCCCGGCGTGGGCCTACCAGCGGAACAATGTGAAGATCTACTGTCACAAGTCGGTCTATCACAATGTCTTCGAGCGTATCGCGATGGCTGCCGGCGGCGTGACCGCTGCGGAGATCACCGCCGGCGTCGAGCCGCGCTTCTTCGGCTACCCCGTCGAGTTCGTGCAGGTGATGGCCGCCGCTCCTGCGACCGCTGGCCTTACCTTCGCGTTCATCGGCGATCTCTCGCAGGGCTGCTATCTCGGCGACCGTCGCTCGACGGCCGTCGCGTTCAGCGACTCCGCTCTCAACGCGTTCGAGCAGGACGAGCGTGTCGTCCGTGGAACCGAACGCTTCGACATCGTCTGCGCGAATGTCGGCGACTCGACCGCGTCGGGCGCCGTCATCAAGCTGACCCTCTGATCGAAAGGACCTCTACACATGGTTCCCACCAACAGCAAGACCGTGGTCCTGACGACAGCCGCCTCGACGACTGGCGTCACGACCTTCACGGCGACGGTCGACACGAAGGGCTTCTCCTTCGCGAAGATCATCTGCCTCTCGACCTCGACCGGCACCATCGCGACCGGCACGAACAACAAGATCGAGGACGCGGATGCCGCAACCGGCACCTTCGCGACCTTCTCCGGTTTCGTGCTGGGAACCGACTGGACCGGCTCGACTTCGACCAACAGCACCCAGAATGCGAAGGTGCTTTACAATGTTCCGACGATCGGCCGCAAGCGTTTCCTGAAGGTCACCTTCGGGCACGCGACCGCCGGCATCCCGACGATCATCGCCGAACTCGAGCGTCCGTCGAACGGCATCTCGACCGCCGCCGAGGCGTTCGAGTCGACCGATGTCGGCAACATCATCGGCATCTGATCCCTCTCTCTCACGGGCGGCGCGGGGAAACCCGCGCTGCCTGTTTCCATGCGAAGCGCATCCAACCTTCGGCCTACGGGCGTCGTGGTCGCGGAAGACCTGACCACGGCGCAGACCGCGTCGTTTCAGTTCGATACCGTCGGATTCTCCGGCGCGACGATCTGTCTCTCTGCTCGAGGGACCAGTACGACGATCACGGGTCCGTCGACGCTCACGACTTGGATGAGCGACCTTCTCGCGAACAACGCGAGCGTCGACTTTCTCTTCGTCGGCGACTCGAATACGGCCTACAACGCCTACGGCTGGGTCTCTGGCTTCGGCGCGGCGCTCGTCAATCTCGGCGCGACGAACTACGGGACGATGATCCACCCGTGTTTCCGCTACGCGTCTGTGCAGGATGTCGGCTACCTGGAGAACTGCGAGGGCGACACCGCGGGAACTGGTGGAGGAGGCGCCACGAAGTACGGAACCGCATACGCTGGAAGCGGACGCGCGCCGTCCGCGCTGTCGAGCCTCTATCCGGTCTCTTCTGGATTCGCGCCGGAGGGCGAAGGCGGAACCGACTTCCTATGGGTCGAAGGCGATGTCGCCGGGACCGAAGGCTACTACGCATCGCTCGCCGGCATCTATCTCGATGCGACGAATCCAATGATTGACGAAACATTCCGCTACCGTGTCCTGCATTCGGCAGGTCCAGGCGGCGGAAGTTTCTCGATGTACATCGACCGCACCGGAGCAGCTGACGCGTACAGCTCGAGACAGACTACCTCCGGTGCGAACTGGGGATGGTTCGCGAGCGAGGTCGAAATTGCCGCAAACGCCGCTACAACGGGAGCGAACGCGAGCTTCGCCTACTACACGGGAAACACAGCCACAAGCGCCGGCGTGAAGGGAAATGTCGGCTTCGCGTTCCAGTCGTGCTATCGACCGAGCACGAAGGGCTTCGCTGTAGGATCGCTGCACTATCGCGCAGGCGTCGCGATGTCGACGATCTCGAACAACCTCGAGAGCGTGACCGACAAGCAGCTATCGCTTCTCCTGAAGGAAGTGAACGACCGCCAGATCGCGGCTAGCGGTCTCACCTCGTCGCGCGTCTGCGTCGTCATTCAGGGCGGCGTCAACATCGACACAGGAGTCCCGGGTTCGTGGTCAGGCCAGATGGATCGCCAGATCAAGAAGATCAGCGATGCATGGAAGGCCGCAGGACTGAACGAAGCGAATCTTCAGTTCCTTTGCTGGGTCTCGCAGCAGCCGGAGACGACCGACGCGGTGTACGGCACGGGCGCGCTTCGAGTCGCCGCGCAGAACAAGCAGCTCGGAGACAACCGCACCGAGCGCACGACGCTGGTGAACCTGAACGGACTGATCGACTTCGCGACCCTGGACGGCTACGCGACCGAAGGCACGACGGTGCATCTCTCGGATGCTGGATACGATGCGGTCGCCGAGCTGATTCTCCAGGCGATCATCGACCGAACCGAGGCTTCGACGGCCGCGTTCTCGACGCTGAAGGTCTATCATTCAGACGATAAGGCGAGCTGGAGCGAGTTCGGCGCGTTCCAGAGCCTCTCGGCCGGATCGCAGACGGTCACGAATCAGCCGTTCCCGCGAGCCGTGCTGTCGATCGACAAGTCCGGACGCAAGCGTTACCTGCGGGTCGATGTCACGCCGGGAGGCGTTTCCGATGTCGCGGCCTACGCGGTGATGAGCGGGAAAGCCGATGGAATCGTCAGCGCCGCCGATGTGAAGGCGACGCTGTTCGTCGAGGGCTAACAAGGAGAGAGCACATGAGAGAGATTCTGGTCGGCGCCGAGAACGCCGCACTCGAGGGAGTCGAGCCATCGTCGCTCGACCTGATCCGCGCACCGCTGACGCTTGACGGCCTGCCGGCCGCGAAGGCGCTCCCGACGCTTCGGCGATGGGAGGAAGTGCTCGCGCCGGACGGCATCGTCGCGCTTTCCGTGACCGACTTCGACGCGGTCTGCGACGACTACAAGTCCGGCGAAGGCGATCCAGAGGAGACGCTGACGCGCGGAGGTCTGTCGAAGTCGATCTACAATCGGGAGAAGATCGCGAACCTGCTCAACATGGCCGGCTTCGAGATCCTCGGTTCTCCCGACGGCCTCGACTGGAAGGCCGATCGCACGACGATCTCCATCAAGGCGCAGAAGCGCCGTCGCCCGATCCCGACGCGACCGATGCGAGACATTCACGCGATCATGTCCCTACCGCGCGTCGCGTGGACCGAGACGATGGGGCATGTCTACAGTTCGCTCTCGTCGCTCGAGGTGCCGTTCACGAAGTCGACGGGCGTCTTCTGGAGCCAGTCGCTCCAGCGCATGATGCGAACGATCTGCGCGAAGCCGGAGCGGCCGAAGTACATCCTCACGATCGACTTCGACTCGATCTTCGACGAGCGCGACATCGTCCGGCTCTGGCAGATCATGGAGTCGAATCCGGACATCTTCGCTCTCTGTCCGCTCCAGATCGGACGAGACCGCGATTCGGTCCTGCTGACGGCGCTCGACGAGAGCGGCGTCCCGATGCGCGAGTGTCCAGCGACGCACTTCCACCGCGACTCGGTCGACATCGGACACGGCCACTTCGGACTGACGCTGATCCGAACCGAGATGCTAGACAAGCTCTCGCTGCCGTGGTTCAAGGGCGAGCCGAACGCCGACGGCGAGTGGGGCGAGGGCCGAATCGACGACGACATCTACTTTTGGAAGAAGGCGCGGCGAGAGGGTCTCCGAATCGCCGCGTGTCCGAAGGTTCGGATCGGACATCTCCAGCTCGTCATCACCTGGCCGGACGACGCGCTCCGCACGAAGCACCAGTATGTCGGCCAGTACTACGACGACGGGAGGCCGGCTGAATGCATGACCTACTGATCGTTCTTCGGAACTGCTCGGTCTACCAGCCGGGAACCGGACGGCGCGAGCTGCGTCCTGGGACCGTCGTGAACCTCGACGCCGAACTCGCTGCGAGGCTCGTCGCGAAGGGCTATCTCCAGCGCGTGGTCGCCGCAGCTCCGCTGTTCGCGCAAGCCACCGATTCGCCGAAGAAGCCGATGAGGAAGACGAAGGAGTCGAACGATGGCGGTTGACACCTACGCGCTCACCTCGCTGGCGAACCTGAAGAGCTATCTGGGGATCACATCGTCGAGCGACGATACGATCCTCGAGAAGTCGATCGACCGCGCGAGCGACATCGCCGAGCGATACATGGGTCGCAAGATCCTCTCGCGCGCGTATGTCGAGTGGCGCGACACCTACGGGCAAGAGCGCATCCGGCTCTACCAGTATCCGGCGTCGATAATCCGCTTCGTCGGCATCGGCTACAACGCGGCGATCACGGTCGGCGCGACGAATCCGCTCGATCCCGCCGTCTCCGTGACCGTCTCCGACTCGGCGGTCATCCTGTACCGTCAGGTCGCAGCCGGCACGGACACGACCACGACGCTGACTTTCGCGACCTATCCGACGACGGCGCTGATGGCGACGGCGATCAACGCGACGACCGGATTCAGCGGCTCCGTCGTGCTCGATCTTCCGAGCCGATACATCCGCCGGATGAGCGGTCGGACGCTGCGGAATGCGACGGTAAACCTCGAGGCACCAGATCAGGCGATGGAGGACTACCTCGCCGACCTCGACAGCGGCGTAGTCTATGGGCGACAGCTCACGGGCTACCGCTCGGTGCTGATCGACTACACGGCCGGCTATGCGACGACTCCAGACGACATCGAGCAAGCCGTCCTGATGATCGCTGCTTCGCTGTTTCAGGGCCGGAAGCGCGACCCGAACATCGCGAGCGAGTCGCTCGGAGGCTACTCGTACAGCCTTCGCGCTCCCGGTCAATCGCAGGAGGAGGCGCGCTCGCTGCTCGACGCGTTCAAGACGCTCCGATGAGCATCGAGGCGATCATCCGCGAGTTCGGCGTCAGTCTCCACATCTGGAGGCCGACGATCTCGCGCGCGACCGATGGAGAGATCATCAGGACATACGCGGTCAGCTCGAGCGCGACCGGGTTCGTCCAGCCGACGAGCGAGTCGCAGGATGTCTTCGAGGGACGCGCGAACAGCAGGACGGCCGGAACGATCTACTTCGCCGGCGTGGTCGATGTCGCGATCGACGACGAGATCCGCGACCAAAGCGCGATCCCGACTGCGGCTACGCGCGTCTGGCGCGTTGTCGGAGCCGTCAACCCTGCCGACATCGCCGCACCTTCCCGGCTCTCGATGACCGTCGTCGATGTCGTCGAGGTCGAGCCGGACATCCCATACTCGCCTCCATGACCTACATCCCGAATCCGGAATGGCGGCGGCGATTCAACGCGGGAGTGCGCGAGGGGCTTGTGGCATCGCAGGTTCTCCTATCGAACACCATTCAGAAAGTTCTCTCGAAGCCCGGTACGGGTCGGCTGTACCGTGTGAACAAGGGACGCGGCAAGCGCGCGCGGAACCTTCGCGAGATGGGATTCCATCGGGCGAGCGCGCCGGGATTCCCGCCGGCCGTCAACACGAACCGACTGCGCGGTTCGTGGTCGGTCGCGATCAAGAGCGGCAAAGACCTGCTGCCTGGGTACAACATGAGGGTCATTCGCAAGCCGGGAATGCTCGGCTATGAGCTTGGATCGAGCGTGGTCTACGCGCCGTTCCTCGAGTTCGGAACGCGACGCATGAAGAAGCGACCCTACCTCAAGCCTTCGATGGACATCGTCGCAAAGGCGCTTCCGTCGATCTTCCGCGCGGCATTCAAGAGGAACCTCGCATGAAAGCCATCCTCGACGGCATCTGGACGCGCCTATCCGGCTCGCAGGTCTACACGACGCTCGGAAACCGAATCTACCTGAACCAAGGTCCGGCGGATGCTTTGCTTCCTCTGATGATCTACAGCGCCCCCGAGACATCGGTGGAGACGCTGTTCGGCGGCATCGTGAAGTACCAGCTCGACCTCGAGTTCACCATCTTCTACGACAACAACGGCACGACGGCGATCCACACCATCGCCGATCAGCTCGCGACCGCGCTGTCGACGACCACGGCGGCGACCGGCTTCGATCGCGTCTCGTTCGTGCGACTCAACGGCGGCGTGCCCGCATTCTCCGACGACTCTTGGTCGATGACCGAAAGGTACCGGGCTACGGCCTTCGACATCTGAGGCAACTATGGCGATCAACACCTACCTCATCGGAAACGACGGAAATGTCACGCTCTCGTCTGCTGACGAGGAGTTCAAGGTCCGCTCGTTCGCCGCGAACCTGTCGCGGCCTTCAAGCGACCTCACGGCCTTCGGCGACACCGGCAAGCGCCGTCGACTCGGTCTGCTCGACCTGACCGGATCGCTGAACGCGGTAATGGGAGTCAACAGCAGCGCGACCGGGAGCACGACGAACTTCTTCGTCGACACCGCCACGGCTGCTCTGACGCTGACGCTCTTCGATTCGACGAACGACTCGAAGATCGTCGCCAACTGCACCTTCAACAGCTTCGCTTTCAACAGCGACAAGAACGGCGACGCGACGCTCACCGCGAACTTCGAGAACGCGGACGGCGCTGCTCCCGTCGTGACCTGGCAGGTCTGATGAGATGAGACCAGAGGGACTCGAGGGGATATCGAAAGTCATCGCACCCGGAGCGGACGACTGGCTCGTCACGCTCCGCTTGCGTTCCGGCGCGATCGTGACGAGACGCGTCACTCCCGGTCGCGTGTCCGAGGAGTTCGCCGTGCGCGCCGCGATGCGCGCGCAGTCTGCGCGCCCGGCCGATGTGCTCGATGTCGAAATCCGTCGCGCCGGCGAGGAGAAGCGAATCGTCGTCGAGACGGACGGATTCCAGGAACTTCTGAAGAGAGCGAGGAGAGCATGAAGGTAGCACCGTGGATGGTCACTCTGAACGACGGGACCGTCGCGCAGGTTCGTCCCGTGACCGTGCGCGAGCGGATCGCGCTCGCCGAGGCGTTCGCAGAGAAGGAGGTCGCTCGCGCAGCCAGCGACGGCAAGGCTTCCGGCCTGAAGCCTGACGAGATCGCGCGGCATGTGTCGGATGTGCGACGGAAGTCGCGCGTCGCATCGGCGCTCGTCATGGACTGCTTCACATTCGACGGCGCGCTGCGCGTCCTCGAGTGCGTCGCGCCGGAGTCAGCGGAGCGCATCGCCTCGCTGATCGAGCCGAAAGACCTCCCGTGGCTCGCTCTGGAGGCGCTTGGCGTCGACACCGAGGCCGCGAAGGCCGCAGAGGGCAAGTCGGGAAACGGATGAGTCCCGCGCCGCCAGAGCTGCCGCGGGACTGGATCAAAGAGGCTCACATGATCGCGCGCGCAGCACCCGGCCTCGGCAACCCGCTCGACCTCACGGTCGCGGAGTTCGTGCGTCACCTTGAGATCGCGCTGAAGGGCGACGAGCCGGACAACGGCGGCGACTGGATGCGCCGCTATGTCGAGGAGTCGATCCGATGAAGGCCGGCGACCTGCACATCGTCGTCTCGGCGCAGATGGCCGCGTTCAACGCGCAGATGGCAGCGGTCGAGGCGCAGGCCGAGGCGACCGGCATCAACAGCGGAAACGCGTTTCAGCGAAACTTCGCGGCTGGATCCGAGAAGATCGTCGGAAATCTTCTCAAGCAGTTCGCATCGCCGTTCGCGATCGCCGGCGTCGCCGACTTCGTCGCGAAGGGCATCCGCGAGGGCTTCAGTTACGAGAGCGTCTCCTCTGCTCTGAAGAATGTCCCGTTCGCGGGATCGTTTTTCAACCTCGGCGAGGCGATCTCCGAAGGCGTCATATCGCAGGGTCCGCGGATCAACGAGTTCTTCAGGACCATCGGTCTCGGGATCGTCGCCGACTACAACGAAGCGATCATGGGCAAGCAGGTCGACCCTCGACTCCAGCAGCAAGCGGCGGCTGCGATGGCCGAGCTTGAGGACAGGCGCGCAGAGACGGCGAAGTTCGTCCTCGACACGACCCAGAAGATCGCGGAGATTGAGGAGAAGCGGACGCGCGACACGCTCTCCCGTGCCGACGATCAGCGTCAGGCGATCGCGGATCTCGCGCAGCTGGAGATCGACAAGATCCGGAAGGCCGACGAGGAGTACCTGAAGCTCCAGGCGGCACGCGTCGAGGTGCTCGACGGAGAGGCCCGCGATCTGGTACAGGCGGAACTCGAGGCCGCGCAGAAGCTCCAAGACGCCCGGATCACGGCGATCGTCGAGGAGCGAGACCTGAAGCTGAAGGCGCTCGACGAGGCTTTCGTGCGCGAGACCGAACAGCAGATGGAACTCGCCGAAAAGCAGCGGATCGCGGACGAGAAGGCGGCCAAGCAGAAGGAAGACGCCGACCGCAAGGTCGCGGAAGCGGCCGCGAAGGAGCTGAAGAGAAAGCTCGAGGACGAGGTCTCCGACATCTCCGACCAGATCGAGACGATCACGGCAGGAACGGCCGAGGCGATGCGCTCGACGAGCGACTTCTCGACGGCGCTCGGGTCGTTCCGCATCTCGGCCTACACCGACGCGGAGAAGAAGCGCATCGACGAGGCGAGCCTGAAGGAACTCCAGAAGCTCAACGGTCGGGTCCTTGAACTTGTGAACAGCGAGGGCTTCGTCTGATGGCCGCGACGATATACGAGATGCAGGAGACGCGGTCTCTCGCGCAGACGAGCGGCAAGGTCACCGGTTCGCGCAAGTTCGCGGTCTGGGACGACGGGACGCAGATCATAGAGCCGGCGACGATTCGCGCTCTGTTCGGCGGCGGCTCGCTGCCTGATGTCGGCGACGCGTTCCCCGGCGAGACCGATGTCTACGCCGTCTCCTACAACATCACGCACATCCCCGACAGCCGCGGCGTCTGGGAGGTCTCGTTTCAGTACGAGAACACCGAGCCGGGGACGGTTCAGCCGCAGGAGCCTGGATATGTGGAGTTCTCCGTCGACTTCTCCAGCGAGTTCCGCGACACCTATCGCGCGAACCCGAGCATCGGAAGCGCGCCGCTCGGACAGCCTAACAACAACGACATCGGCGGATCTCCGATCGACTCCGCCGGCGAGGCCGTGAGCGGTCTGATCGACTTCGCGACGATCACGATAGGCGAGACCGTGCTCGCGTCGACGATCCAGTCGAGGCTCTTCACGATCGCGACGCTGACCGGACGCCGGAACAACGGCGTCTTCCAGGGCTTCGCCGCGGGAACGCTCGTCTATCAGGGCGCGAGCGCGAATCGAATCGCCGTCGATAAGTACAGCGTCACTCACCGCTTCGCCTACGACGAGCGTTTCCACATGCAGCAGATGCCGGAGCGCGACCAGAATCGCGAGGTAGTCTGCATCCGTGACAACGCGAACATCCTCCGCGCCAAGACCGTTCGCTGGGTCCAGCCGTTTCCTTCGCTCGCGAACTTCAACCTCATCAGCGAGAACTTCTGATGGCTAACGAGATCACGCTCAACCTCAAGCTGCAAGTGCTGAAGGGATCGCTCGCGCACCTCGAGAATCCCGGCGCGATCTCGGTCGACCTGTCCGGATCGACTGCGGTCGGCGGCGTTCAGACGATCCTCACATCGGCAACGGTGCTCTCCATGAACAGTGTCACCTCGCCTGGCTACGGCTTCTTCCGCAACACAAGCAGCACGAACTTCGTCGAGATCGGAACCGGGACCAGCCCGTTCGTTCCGTTCGCAAAGCTGAAGGCTGGCGAAGCGGCGATCATGCGTCTCTCGACGAACACGCCGACGGCGAAGGCCGACTCGTCTAGCGTCGGCCTCCAGTACTTCATCCTCGCAGACTGATGCAGTTCCCTCGCTTCACAGACGGTTCGGTCGGTCGCCTGACCTTCGCGCACCTGAACGATCTCTTCGCTCGCGTCGAGGCGCTCGAAGGCGCTGCATCGTCGCCGTCGGCGTCGACCGGCATGCGCGGCCGCGTCGTGACGGCGCGCGTAACGGCACAGCCGCAGGGCGGCGTCTACTCATGGGTCGAGGTCGAGCGCAAGGGCGACGCATGGCTCGACAAGCCGGAGGGACTTTCTTCGAGCGATCCGTCGGTCGATCCGCCGAACACCGTCGCGTTCCCGATCATCGGCGCGATCACCGAGCCTTTCCCGGTTCCGCTGGTCATCGCGCCGCAGTACAAGGAGGACGGCTCTCTCTTCTATTCCCCGACCGCGCCGGGAACATCCGGCGCAGGCGTGTACAAGATCACCGCGTTCACCGCCTACGGCGACCAGTCGAGCGGCGCGCTGAACAAGTGGCAGTACACGATGAAGAAGCAGAAGCTCGAAATCGTCGCCGGACTGCCGACCTTCTCAACGGACACGGCCTTCTCGCCTGTCGTCGGTCTGAACGGAGCAGAGCAGAGAGCGGACCCGCAGTACATGACCTCGACGAACGACCTCTACGGCGTCGGCTGGGCGCGACCGCAAGGCGGCAAGGTTCAGGCCCGCAACCCGATTCAGATCGGCATCATGGTCTACGCCGTGCCGATGACCGGAACCGGCTACCACTTCTTCAGCATCGGAAACGGATACACGACGGTCTGCGATTGAGAGGGTCTCGCCGATGTTCATGCATTCCTGCTGCTGCGACGGCGCCGACCCTCTGATCTGCGACCCGTTCGAGAACGACTGCGCGTCGTCGCTGCTGTTCAGGAACCTGTCGTGCTTTGCGTCTGTGGACTTCGAGGTCATCTGCCCGAGCTGGTGCGACGGAGGAGGAGACCTCGGCCCGACGCAGACGAAGCGCGGCACATCCGCTCGCATTGAGTTCGATCCGGTCGTGCTGACTCGGTTCGACAACGGACCAGCGGGAAACCGATACTTCCAAGGTTCCGGAACCGGGACCGTGCAGGTCGACCGCTCGTACACAGTCGCGGCGGAACGCTGGGTCGACTGCGTGGGAGGTTCGCAGATCATCACATGCGAGCCGACGGCATCGACGACATCGCAGCAGGTCACGACGCAGATCCTCATCTCCTGCGCGCAGGAACTTGGCACGCTCGCGCAGTTCGCCGCGAGTCCGTGCACGTTCGCGCCGGCCGCTGACGATGTCGGATATCTGCTCCTCTATGCTTCGAGCTGCTACGGCGTTCAGCCGAGCGAGAGGTACTACGGCAGCGTGATTCTCGAGGGAGCAGGAGGAGAGAGATACTGCGATCAGGACGACTTCTACGCGTCGACCCCGCGCAGCGGCTGGCTGTTCTACGCCTACTACAAGGCGCAGGACTGCATCCTGAATCTACCGCCGTTGATCTGGAGGCCTCTGTACGGCGGCTTCTTCAACTTCACGACCATCTCGTCGAGTGCGTCTCAACCGCCGACATGCTTTCCGAACCTGTCGGTCCCGACCGCGGATGATTCAAACATGGCCGTGAAGGTCACGCCGACGGCCTGCCAGTTCGACTGGGACGAGCACTACACATGGTCAAGCGTGTTTCAGCCGCCGCCAGGATGCAGTCCGCGACCAGGCGCGACCTTCGCGCAGGTTCCGACCTGCGCGCAGGTGCTCTCCGGCTATTGCCAGCAGACGAGCGTACAGATGGGGAGCTTCAGCCTCTCATGACCTGCAAGCACCACGACGGCAACGGATGCTCGCTCGGTCTCTTCGGAGGCCGGCCGTCGCCCGGAGTCTGCTCGATGTGCGAGCAGTACGACGGTCCGCCTCGCGGAGCCGGCGACATCCTCCACAAGGTCGCGCAGGCGACCGGAATCGCTCGAGCCGCAAAGGTCGTCGAGAGTGTCACGGGCAAGCCTTGCGGATGCTCGGAGCGACGAGCCGCGCTCAATGCGGCGGTCCCGTTCACCGATGAGGCTCCCAGATGAGCGCATATCCGACGCCGAGATATCCAAGCGACGAGCCGGCGCGCAAGCTGGCGTCGGACATTCCGACGACTACGGCGCGGCCGCTGTACACGGTTCCGAGCGGCAAGCGATGCACGATTACGCTCGTGAACATGACGAACATCCACAGCAGTTCGACGACGATCAACATCTACCACACGCGCGCTGGAGAGTCGCCTACGACCCGCAACGCGCTGTACTACGATGTCACGATCGCGAAGAATGCCGTCTCGCAGGATCTCGGCCCCTTCTATCTCGGAGCCGGCGAGTCTCTCTGGGCGCTGTGCTCGACCGGAAATCACGCGACGATCACGCTCTACGGGATCGAGGAGTAAACGATGGCTCTGGTCTACGACGGCTCGAATGGTCTCTTCACTCGTCTCGGCAAGATCATCTATCTGCTCGACCTGGTTCGCGGCTACCAGTCGACGATCGTCACGGAGATCGGCGACATCAAGTCCGAGTACACGGGCACGACCGCGTACATGGTCAACGCGCTTGGAGACGCCGAATCGCAGGCCGCGAGCCTGAATCCGCTGCTCGAGTCGCTCCGCTCGGCTGCTGCGACGACCCTCGTCGAGATGTGCTACGCGGAGGCGACTGCCGGCAACGCGAACGCGATGCTCAACAAGTCGACGCAGGACGCGCTCGTCTGGCTTATCAAGCAGATGAAGACGGACACCGAGACGATCGAGAGGAACACGGTCGGCAAGGGAACGCTGACGGCGGACGGAACGAACAACGGAAACGGAACCGTAGTGGCGCTCCTCGAGACGCCGAATATCCTGCTGGGTAACACGGCGAACTGGCCGAATGTTCGCGCCGAGGTTCTCGACATTCGCTGCACCAGCGACGCGCAGAACGGCGGACTCGCTCGAGGCAGCGAGGTCTTCCAGATCCGCGGACAGCCTTCATTCGCGACGCTCGACCGTCGCTTCCCGGCAGGCTCCGGTCGGCTCTTCCAGATGACGACCCTCTCGGCGACGATCGACGCCGGTCCGCGATATCAGAACATCCTCACGAACAGCGACTTCGAGGCGCATACCTCTAATGTTCCGGACTTCTTCACGGTCTCGAGCGGCACGGCCGGCACCGACTTCCTCACGGAGACCGGAGCGGCGAATGTGTACCGCGGAGCTCACTCGATCAAGGCCGCTGCGACGAGCACGACCTGGAAGATCCGGCAGCAGCTCGGAGCGGGAGCAGGATCGGTCGGCAAGCTGACGCCCGATCGCGCCTATGTCATCGCATTCGCGGCGAAGAAGGACGCAAGCGCGACCGGAACCATCCGCGTCTCGGTGCAGGATGCTTCCGGAAATGTTCTCGGCGGCGGGACATTCGCGGCGACCGCAGCGCACGGCGCGCTTACTACTTCGTTCTCGCTCGTCACGGCGACGGTCTTCGCGCCGCGGATCATCCCGACCGACACCTATCTCGTCGTCGAGACGACGGTCGGAGTCGCGACGGCGGCGATGTACATCGACGAGGTCATCATCGCCGAGATGCAGCAGATCGCTCCCGGCTCGCAGCATCTCGCGATCATCAGTGGTTCGGCCGACTTCAACGCCGACGACAACTTCTCGTACACATTCACGAACACGGGGAACGGAGCCTTCGCGGTCGCGTTCGATCGCCTGTTCGATATGTACGGTCTCGGTCTCGCGCTGCCTGATGCCGCGTCTACAGGCGAGACGATCGCCGACTCGCTCATCGCTTGAGCACCTCGGCGAGCGAGTGCCTCGCCTGCGCGATGAGCGTTCGCAGCTCGTCGTCGTCGGAGAGATCGAGCGCCAGCGTGAGCAGATCAAAGGTTGCCCATGAAAGCGACGCAAGGCCGAACGAGCGGCAGGCGTCGCGCCGCTTCATCCCTGCCTGAATATTCACCGCTCTGATGGATACGAGCGCGATGCGCGCTGCGATCTGGACGCGCGTCGCGAGGAGTTTCTCTGGGAGATTCCGCGGAATTTTCTGCTTGATCTGCCGTCCCCCTGCCGATAGGGTAGACCCCACAACCCCGGCACGATGCCGGAGCAAGGAGACACATGAGCGAAATCGAACTTTTCCACGGGAATCCCGAGCGGCTGGCGCTGCTGGCTCGCACGATCGCATCGGGCGCGTCGCCTGACGAACTCGCGCTGTTCGCGATGATCTGCGATCGCACCGGGCTTTGCCCGTTCGCGCGCCAGATCTTCTTCATCGAGCGATGGGATAACAAGGCGCAGAAGAAGGTCCGTCAGCCGCAGACCTCGATCGACGGGTTCCGGCTCGTCGCGCAGCGGAGCCGCGAGTACGAGGGGCAGACGCCTCCGCTCTGGTTCGACGCCGACGGCAGGCCGGCGGATCTATGGACGAGCGAGAAGCCGCCGTTCGCGGCGCGGGTCGGCGTCTGGAGGAAGGGCTTCCGCGAGCCTTGCGTCGCGACCGCTCTCTGGAGCGAGTACGCGCAGCGCAACAAGGACGGCTCGCCGACCGCGATGTGGTCGCGGATGCCGGCTCTGATGCTCGCGAAGTGCGCCGAGGCGCTCGCGCTGCGGAAGGCGTTCCCCGCGGAACTCTCCGGCCTCTATACCTCCGAGGAGATGGCACAGGCTACGGTCATCGACGGAGAGGCCGTGGAAGCCCCGCCGAGGCCGTCCCGCGCCAAGGCCGAGCCGAAGGCGCTCCCCGTCATCGAGGGCCGCAGCGAGCCTTCCCGAGCCGTTTCCCGCGATGCGGAGAACCTCGCGCTCCTCAACGCCAAGCCGTCGCAGCAGGAGCAGGACTGCGAGTCGGTTCTCATCGGTCCCGACGCTCTCGGCGAGCAGGTCGGGAAATACTGGAAGGTCGCGATCGGCGACGGCCGGGTCATCGCGGCTGAGGAGCGGTTCGCCGGCGCGCTCGAGGCGAACGCGACTTTCGGGGTCTGGGTCGTCGGTCGCGTCAGGAAGTTCCCGAACGGCAAGTCGGCGCTGGTCGACATCCTGCGAAACGCGACCGACGAGGAGGTGCGCCGTGGAACGCTTTGACCTCCCAGGCACCGAGTCGATCCGATCGCAGGTCGGAATCGTGCAGGAAGACCCGAGGGTCTTCCGGCCCTACACCATGACCGAGTGCTGCGCCGCGGCAGAAATCCTGGCCGGCGACAGCGAGACGCCGAAGCCGGTCCGCAAGCTGCTCGCGGTCGGTCTCTGCCTCGACTTGCGACCAGGACATCTCACGCCGCAGCGATCGCGGCTCGCGCACCAGCTGAGCCGCGACCGGAAGACGATCGTCGCGCATGAACTCGCGTGGGAGTCCGTCGATCCCGTGCTGCGCGCGGAGATCGTCGGCAAGGCCGCGCGGATGATCCTCCTTTGGAGGGCGCGCCAGACCTATTGAGAGAGGGGCGGCGAGTGCCGTCTCGAGGCCGACACCGCGGCCTTCTCCATCCCCTCACCGCGCGTAGGTTCGAAAGGACCCTGAACGACGCGCGAGTGAGGGGATGTTTTTTCACGCCATTTCACGAATCCGCAAACTTTCCCCCTTGACAGAATGTGCGGTTCCCCCCTAAAACCCCCCTAGCACTCTGACTTCCGGCGTCGTTCCGCTTGCCTCGCCGTGAGCCTGACTGCTTCGGCTGATCTCTCTCCTCCTCCGGATGAGTCCAGCCGTATCTCTTCTCTGCTGGTGCTGTTCGCAGTCCCAGAGAAAACCGTAGACGACGGTAGCCGCTCGACCACGGCTTGCGTCGTTCACGGAATGGGGGGGAAGGATCGAAACCGCCGCGAGATGCACCGCGGCGGTTTCGCTTTTTCTGCATGACGCGCTTCGCGCGCGCCGATATGCTCGAGACGCGGCACGATGCCGCAGAAAGAGAGATAGCAGATGAACGATCAGGAGCTGGTGAAGTGGTCCGATCGGGTTCGCTCGATGTTCCGCGGGGAGATGGACGAGGTGCTGTTCACGCTCGCGAGGTCTCGCATCGCGGCGCTGTCGTTCGCGAGCGCCTGGGCAGCGCTCGACGACTACGCGATCGCGCACGGCGGCGCGAAGTCCCGTTTCATCCCCGGCAAGTTCCTCGAGTTCTACGCGGCGCAGCGGAAGATCGACGGGCCGCGGCTCGAGGCGATCAAGCGCCAGACCGAGCAGGATCAGAAGGAGCGCGATCGGATCTACTGGAGCGACGCGACGAATCGCGACCGCGACGAGCAGCTCGCGCTCATCGCGGGAGCGTCGCCGGCGCGGATCGACGCGGCGGTCGGCTACCTCCAGTCGCTCGGATGGGACGGTCTCCGAGGCGAGCCGTCGACCTGGAGCAAGGCGAGGCTGCTCGCCGTGACCGACATCCTGCGCGGCGCTTCGCTGCGCGGCTACGATCGCGAGTCGTGCCGCTGGAGCCTCGAGATGTCGCCGGAGGAGTTCTGGCGGCGCGCGGGAAAGCCGCCGGAAAGCCTCGACAGAGCGCCGGCGCTCGCGGCGGCGCCTACGGCTCCTCGCGCGCCGGAGGCGCTCTCCGTCGATCCTGCTGCGTTTGAGGCCTACTACCGGCGCGAGACGGCCGCGGCGCTCGCCGACGGCATTCCGTTCTGATGGCTGATAACAAGCCGAGCCGGAAGGATTCCCGATATATTTCTGAGATTCCCGGCAAAGTGTGCAACAGCGAGCCGGAAAAGCCGTATGATGTGCAGACCAACCGCGGCACGATGCCGCAGAGGAGACAGCCATGAGCGCCTACATCGTTCCGCCGGAAACCATCCACATCATCGCCGCTTGGGCCTCGATTAATCATTCGCCGTACGGCACTCGGATGGTGGAAGATTCCAAGGCAGTCGAAGCCGCCAAGATTCTCTTCGCCGAGAACGCCCGGTCTGTTGCCTATCGCTACAGCGAACAGGCTGCGGAAATCTCGTCGGAGTACACGCGCGCAAACTGGCAAGCGATGGTTCGTGATTACAAGCCGGAACTCTGCCTTGGAGCTGCTCGCGGATACGAGTACCAGGCCTGCGAGTGTGGAGACTACCTCACGACGGAAGCGGCCGCTCTAGTGAACCGAGCGGTCAAGAACGCTGGAGATGTCCTTTGCGAAATCGCCGGAGTTCGCAACTGGACGATCGGAGCAGAGGATATGAAGAGCGCGAGACGATGAGACGAGCGGGACCGGGGAGCCGTCGCAAGACGGCTCCCGAGTCCAACCCGTCACGCCGGCACGATGCCGGCAAGGAGACAGCCATGAGCAGCAAGCTTCCGACCTCTTCCCGTCGCTATCAGACCATCGCCGAACGCCCCTACTCGTTTGATATCAGCGGCGGTCGCGACACAGCCTCGACTGGCGGCGTACATCTTGTGCAGGTTCGCCGCTCTAGCCCCGCAGAGCGACCCTTTCGCGGAGCCGCCGTCTATCGCATCGTGCAGCGCAACGGCCTTCACGCCTATCAAGGCTGCTCGATGAGCGAGCATGAGGCGCGCATGATCGGCATCATCTGATTCACCGCCGGCACGATGCCGGCAGAAAGCGAGACAGCCGTGGACATCCTCCTCCTCTCTCTCCTGCTCGCGCCGCCGCCGGCGGCGCTCGACACGCGCCCGATCCTCGACGCGATTCGCGCCGTCGAGACCGGCGGCGACGCCGACCCGGCGAACGCCGTCGGCGACGGAGGCCGCGCGCTCGGCCCGTACCAGATCCACCGCGCCTACTGGATCGACGCGACCGAGCGGCATCCCGACCTCCGCGCGCTCGGCTACCAGTCGGTGCGCGATCAGGCGATCGCCGAGCGCGTCGTGCTCGCCTACCTCACCCGCTACGCGCCGTCCTGGGATCTCCTGACCGTGGCGCGAATCCACAACGGCGGGCCGCGCGGTCACACGAAGCCGTCGACGCTCGGCTACGCGCGCCGCGTCGAGAGGAAGGCGCAGCGATGAGCGACGCCGATCTCATCGAGGAGCTGCGCTCGATCGCGACGGCGATCCGAGGCACCGAGCCGGCGATCGAGCGCGCGGCCGAGAGCATCGCTAGGCTCATCGCGGAGCGCGACGACGCGCGCCGGATGGCTTGCGGCGCACTCGCCGCCGCGCACATGAACCAAGACCCATTCTGGCGCGAGCGCGTCGCGCGAACGCTCGGCTGGGACTGCTACCCAGAGGAGCAGAAGTGAACCACTACGCTGCACACGCAGACCGCATCCGCGCGCTCTGCGACTGGATCATCGAGGCGAGGACGCGGCAAGGCGTCGTCTCCCGCTACGAGTCTGCCGTCGAGAGCGCCGTCGAGACCTACGGCGATCTGCGCCGGCTGCGCCTCGCGCGCCGGCTCGCGCTCTCCATCATCGCACACCAGACGATCCGCGTCGCCGGATCGAGAGAGGACTGAACCATGCCGACCATTTACGAGATCGCCGACGATCTCCGCGCCCTGCACGATCTGCTCGCCGAGACCGGCGGCGAGGTCACGCCAGAGACCGAGGCCGCGTTCGCGTCATTCGAGGCCGAGATGCTCGCGAACACCAGCGAGAAGCTCGACCGATACTGCTCTATGATCGCGGAACTCGACGCGCGGTCGGCCTCCAGGAAAGCCGAGGCCAAGCGCATCGGCGACCTCGCGCGCACCGACGAGCGCGTCGCCGACAGCCTGCGCGAGCGGCTGCGATGGTTCTTCGAGACGCACGGCCTGGGCAAGCAGGAGACCTCGAGATTCCGCGTCGCGCTCGTCGCGAACGGCGGCAAGGCTCCGCTGGTCCTCGACTGCGCCGTCGACGAGCTGCCGGCGTGGGCGCTTTCGAACAAGCCGACCGTGAACAGCGAGGCGATCCGCGAGGCGCTCGAGCGAGGCGACATCGTGCCATTCGCGCATCTCGGCGAGCGCGGGAAGCGAGTCTCGATCCGATGAGCAAGCCGCGCCGACCTCATCTCTCCGCGTCTGTGATGGAGGGTCTTCTCTCTATGGTGAACCGGATGCGCGTCGAAGATTCCTGCGAACTTCTCGCGCGAACCTATGTTCGCCGCATGGCCGAGTATCGAGCGGCTATAGGATGCCGCTCGCTCACCGCGCAGGACGCGCGCTGCTGTCTCCCGAGCGCGCCTGGGCCGGACTCAATATCCGGCCCAGGCGAGGAGACGAAGGAGACGAGAGCATGAACGAACAACCGAAACGGCACGGCTGCGTCGTGCTCGTCCGAAAGGAGGGCGAGCGCGTCTCGCTCTCCATCGACGGCGAGCCACTCGGATACATCGACATCGCGGAGATCCTCGGCGAGAAGGTCCGAATGGCCTTCTGCTGCGACAAGCGGCTCCGCATCATGCGGGAGGAGATCAAGTGAAGACGAAGGTGCCGCAGTACGAGGATGAAACTCTATGAACTTTTGCGCGGATAGCACAAGGGAAGTGCACCCGTTGTTCCAGACGGGAGACGGCGGTTCGACTCCGACCTCCGCGCTTCGAGCTAGACACTTGGCATTCAGCCAATGCCCAAAACCGCACGCGGTCCAACTGGTGAGGGCATGGCATTCTCGCTTGCCTAACTGCTCCAAAGGACCGTGGACACAAGCGTTCCATGCTCATGCGGATGGAATCACCTATGCGGTGGCGCTCTGGAACAATCCCTCTACTCGATGCCTGCCGTCTCATTGGCGCGAACTCCGTCGGATGGCCTGTGCGCCCGACGCACCAAGAAACACGGCAAGCCGCTTCTTGGCGTGGATGGCAAGATGGTTTAGGGATCAACACCCGGAATGCGAAAAACTTATCTCGTACCAAGATCTTTCGGTACACACAGGAACAATGTATCGCGCTGCGGGCTGGATTGTGGATCATGTGTCGAAACCGCGTGAGCGAGATCGCTCAATAGTACTTCCGGGTTACCGACGCGCCTTAAATGGTCGTGATGCCGATGTGGCTGGGAAGGTCCGATGGGCGCGCATTCTGAAAGCAAAAACAACATGATCGACTCGCCGAACTGGATCTCGACCCGGCGCGACGGACGCACCGCGATCTCCATCGACGCCGTCCGAGGACGCGTGTCGCTCCAGGCGATCGTCACCATCGAGAGCGAGGCCGGCGCGGCTCCGCTCGCAGTCTGCGACGGAATCGCGAAGACGCTCCGCGATGAGCTGGAAAGCGTCGCGCGGAACGCGATGCCGATGCTTCGCCATGTCGCCGACCAGCTCGCAGAGGAGCAGCGGAAGGAGGTCACGCCGTGAGCGATGACATCGTGACTCGGCTGCGCGGATGGATTCCGTGCTATAGGGCGGATACCGATGTCGCCGTAGACATTGCGAACGCCGCGGACGAGATCGAGCGGCTGCGGTTAGAGGTAGCCATTCCGCGCGATGAGTACGCGAAGGAGTGGAAAACCCTTCTCGATCGAATCGAACACCTGGACATTTTGGAATGGATTCGCGCCTACGCGGCGGCGCACAGCCCATCGGATTATGCCTCTCCGATTGCCCGAGAGGTAATCGTAAGATCGGACAAACGGTTGATTGAGGCCGCCGACGAGATCGAGCGGCTGCGTAAAGAGCGCGACCAGCTCGCAGAGGAGCAGCGGAAGGAGGTCACGCCGTGAGCATTACCTACGACGAGATCGCGAACCCGCAGATGCATCCAGAGTCGACGATAGAGCGAGCGATCCGCAAGGCGATCGGAGCCGAGGACGCCGATCATCGGTTTCGCCTCGAGGCGATGGCCTACATCGGCGCGACCGGAGTCGAAATCGTCATCGAGGCGACTGCAAAGAACTTCACCCAGGAGCAGCGGCAGAATGTCGCGACCCTCTCGCTGACCAGACGCGACCTCGACATCATGCGGCGCGTCCTCGAGACGCTCGCCGAGGAGGAAGAAGCCGATGGGTGAGCAGCAGCAGGACGAATGGCTCCGCGCGGACGATCGGCACCAGCGCGAGTATCGAACCATGCAGCTCCTCTCGAACGGCTGCGCCGTGCTGTTCTTTCTGCTCTCTATCGCCGGAGCGGTCGCCGTTGCCGGATGGCTCTGGTCGATCATCGGAGGATGATGCATGACCTCGAGGGAGTCGCCGACGCCGTCCGATGGCTGCTCGAGCTGTACGATGAGGATTCTCCGCTGCGTGGGAATGCACCCTACGCGCGGCATCGTCCACGCAACCGCGCTCCTCAAGATGCACGAACGCGCGAAGCACCGAGCCGTCGACCTGCGCGATGACCTGTACGCGCAGGGCTGCGTCCGAGTCAGTCCGGTCCTCGCGCACCGCGTCGAGGAGTATCCGACGGCGCACATCGCGCTTTCCCGCGAGAAAGCGCGGCTGCGCGACCTGATGAGGCGCTTCGGTTGAACGAGCCATTTTCTTCTCGCAGGGCCGGCGGACACCACCCGCCGGTTCTGTTTATTTCCCGACTACTAAAACGGCGCACGGCAGCGGACGCGTTCGATGGCCGATCAACTGGCCGATGGGTTCTCTATCTCGGCAGAAAGGCAAGCGCGCGGAACGGCAGGCGGCGAAGGCCGTCGCCGACGCGCTAGGCGTGGAGGCTCGACGATCCGTGCAGTACAGCGGCCACAACGGAGACGCCGACCTCACGACGACGCTCGAGGGCGTTCACTTCGAGGTCAAGGCCCGAGCCTCGCACGGCGCGCTCCGCTTCATGGAGCAGGCCGAGGAGGACGCGCGCGAGGGCGAGATCCCCGTCGTGCTGCTCCGCGAGGACGGCGACCCGCGCTTCTTCGTGCTCG